AGCGAGCCGAACTTGGCGGTGGCATCACCCTTGCCGTAGTACTCGACGACCTTGTAGTTGCTGCCATCTGTTCCCACCTTCTCCAGTGTCACGGGCATGAGGCCGTAGACTGCGGAGAGGGCGTTGTAGCCGAGAGGCACCACATCCAGGTTCATCATGTACTCCTCCACATTCTGATACACCACGTTGACAACAAGCGATGCCTTGTCGCTTGCGCCCGGGTGGTCGTTGCCGCTCGGATAGATGGTCACAGGCACACCAGCCAGCGTGTCAGTGCCGTCATCCAGACCATACAGGTTGTTCTTTATGTCGATGAGGTACATGTCAAATACCTCGTCCACGTTCCTGAGTATCTGCGCACGCAGGTAGTGGCGGTACTTGTCGAGAGTGAAGGCGTCATTACGAGCACTCATGCCGTTGTAGGCATTGGGGCCGTAACCCACCTGGCTGGTCTGCGCCTCACCGCCGTTGGGCTCCCAGTTGATGACGGTCGGGAAACCGTAGGCGCGGTTGGGCACATCGGCGTGACAAGCGTTACGGAGATCCTCCAGCGAGCTGTAGGACAACTTCACACCATGCTTGGTCAGCACAAGAGCCTTGATTTTGTCGTAGTCGATTTCACAAACCGACTTGCCGGTGGCGAAGTTGCCACCCGGACACGTTCTAATTCTTCCCATAGTTTATCTGCATGATTGATTGTTAACTTTTATCTCAAGCGAGCGCATGTCTATTGCGTCTATTGGCTCGCTCACCTCCTGACCGCTCGGCGTCACAGCACCATAGCGGCCGTAGTCGAAGTTCTTTGACATCGTATGGGGGACATACTCAACCTCGCCATAGCCCCAGTCGAAACGGGGGTCAGTCAACAACACCTCAATCAACTTCTCGTAGATTGGCAACAATATGCGCTTGAAGGATGTCTCCATACGCTTCTCATTACTCCAGTCCTTCTTCGACGAACAGGCGATGATGAGGTTTATCTTCGTCTTGTACTGGTAGTCGGCGCTGTCCACGGTCACTACATTCGGTGTCTGCAAGGCAATCAGCGGGAACTTCACCGGCATGGCGTTCGCACCCTTTGACCGCACGTCCAGCATGTCCTTTACATACTGGGCAGACCCGAAGATGTAGTTCACGTCCACTGGCGTCAACTCCTCGGTGGTGCCGTCAGTCTTGGTCTTGGTAATGGTCACGGACTGACCCACCGCCTCGACAATACTCTTGAAGATGTCCTCTATCTGGTCCATCATAGGTTGTACTGGTTAATGGGAGTTGTCATTTCGACATAGTAATATACATCATAGTCGCTCGTCTCAGCCCACTTTATGAACTGCCTGTTCAACTGCACCATGTCGTTCCACACCTTCACCATGCGCTGACGAGGAGGCTGGTTGTCGTTGGCCGACTTCAACTTCATCAGGCCGGTGATGGTCATGGTCTGGTTCACGTCGCCCGCTATCTTGAAGTAGATGTAGTGGGCGAACGATGGGCGCAGTTGCTCGCACAGCTCTTCTGCGGCTTCATTGACGTAAGGCTCGGGCTCCTCACCCTCCTGCGCATCAGCCAAAGCCTGCTGGTAGGCTTCGAGGCTGGCAAGGTGGCCAGTCACCACATCAGCCACGTCCTTGCCGACCATCTTCAGCAAATACTCGTCCTGGTACCGCTCAATGTAACCGGTGATGGTTTCCTGAACGGCTGCGGCATTGTTGTCGAGGTCGTCAATCGGGCGTGCGTTCATTATCTGCAACGGACCGACGTAGAAATATGAGCAATCTATGAGGTTCATGGTCGATGTTACTTTTTGTCCTTCTTGACAGGCTTCTTCGTGTCAACAACAGGAACGTCCTTGGTGTCTTCCACCACCACGTCCTTGGCGTCTTCCACTGGAGCCTCCGTAACGTCATTGACAGGTGCTGGAGCCGCCTCCACGAAGGGGGTGAACTTAATCTCCCCCCTCGCTACGCGGATGCGGTTCTCACGTATAACCTTGTCAAGTGCAGGACCTGATACGATGTACTTCATCACGATACGGTTACGACGCAGACGTCGGTGTAGGTGTTGGTTCCATCGCTCACGCTACCGGTGATGACAACGGTGCCAGCAGACTTACCAGTCACGACGCCGTTAGAGACGGTGGCCTTGGTGTCGTCGCTCGAAGTCCAAGTCACCTGTGCGCCAAGAGGCTTTGTGGTGTAGGACAGTTCGACGGTGTTACTGCCATCGGTGTGGCCGACTGTTGCGGTGGGCTGCACACGGAAGTCATAGTCGCTGGGCTTGGTGATAGCCAGCTTCAAGGTGGCGAGGTCGCCATAGGCGAATGCCCATGGGTTGTAGATCGGGAAGATAATCTCTTCCTGGGCGATGAGGATGACCTGGTTGGTCAGTTTGCTCTCCACGTCCTCTGCCCACTCCAACGACAGGTTGGTGTAGTCCACGAGGGCTGTTGCGGCAGCGCTGAAATCACCGAGCAGATACTTGCCGGCAGGTATGCCGTCGTACTCGATGATAGGACGACCAGCGATGTACTTCACGCCGCCATTGTCCACGATAAGACCGAGGTTGCGCCCCAGCGTGTCTTTCTCAGCCTCAATCATGTTGACGGTGATGGGGTTGAGCACGATGGCGGTGGGCTTGAACTCGGCATAAGTCATCACGGCGAAAGCGGTCTTTATGGCATCGTAGCTGTTAGGCTCGTCAATGCTCTGGAAACCGCTGTTCTTCACGTTGAAGGTCATGCTCGCCACTCCAGTCTCGGTTCCGCTGAGGGTCAGAGACGGAATGAGGATCTGGCGGTCGTTCATCTTGATGACGTCGAATGTGGCGTTGAGGCCAGTGTTCACGACTGCGTTGGCAAACGTAATCTTCATGCCGTCTATGATGTCGGGCTGAGGATTGGTGAAGCTCACAACGATGCCCGGATTGGGGTTGTTGCTGGCGTCAAGGGTATATGCAGCGACAGCACTCACGCTGCCGGCACTGCCGCTCACGACAGACTCGGTGATGATGCTTTCGATGCTCTTCACACCATTCTTGTTGACGATACCGTCCAGGTTCTCGCCGTTGCCGTCACCAAAGAGGATGTTCCAGTCCTCTGCGCGATACACTGCCTCAGGCAGCATGGCGACAATCCACGACTGAATGTAAGCACGGCTCTTCAGCATGCGCTTACTGATAGGGAGGTATGTACCGAGACGCTTCACGGCAACGGTGTTCTCTTTCACCTTGATGTGCGACTGGCTCAGACGGCCATTCTCAGTAGCATAGCGGGCGTTGCGGTCCATGCTTTCAATCTCGGTATAGGCGAGGTTGGGGAAGGCAGGGTCGCCAGCGAGCGATGTTATCACGTCACGCATGTGCAGCTTCTTGGGGCCGTACTTACTGACGACGCGGTTCTGCTGCTGGGTGATGAGGATCGAACCGGTGTAGTCGTCGGTCATGCTGACGGGAGTGATGTCTTTCATCGAGAAGCCGGTGAACACACCGCTCTTGCGAGTGTGGCCCTCAATGAAGTCCTTGAATTTCTCGCTGTCGTACATCTCGTTCAGCTTCTCGGTGAGGCGGCTGATACGGTCAACGGCAGCACTGCCGCCGCGCTCCTGCGCCTTGGCAATCACTTCCATGCTCTTCTTGAGCATCTCACGGAGTTCCTCATTGTCCTTGACAATCTGAGCGAACTTCTCGGCATCGTAGCCCTTCAACTTGTCGTTGATGGCATTGAACTGAGCCTCCATGTCATCCTTGGTGATGAGGCCTTCGTTAGCCTTGTTGACCACCTCGACCATCGAACCAAGAATGTTGTCCATGAAGCTCTTCTGCTCGGCGTCCTTGATGTTCTCAAGGGTGTAGCCGAAATCGGATTTCTTAACCTTCATAGCAAAATTAAAATTTAATGGTTAATGTTTGTCGATTACAGCATTGAGGCTACCGAAGAAAGTGCTGCCGGCGGCTTTCTCCTCCTCGTCCTCCTCTTCCTCGTCACGAGTGTCGTCTGACGGCTCGTCCGCGGTCTTATCGGCGACTGGAGTGGTCTGCTCAAGCATGATACTCGAATTATAAACTCTACAATAGCAGTTGGGACAGTAGGCAAACTCGGCGAGGTTCGCAAGCGACTTGGTCACCAGTTCCTCGTTTATGCCAC